GGGATCCAGTGCCGCAACTGTAAGTTGCATCTACATAAGGGCGCCAAGAAACCGAGTCACCTACATAGCGGCCAGTGCCAGGAAAAGTTGAGCCACTAGCCAACACAACACCGTTAACACCGCCAATTGTGGCATACGCAGCATTTTCACCAAAGTATGCGTTACTGCCTGATCCACCGTCCGATGTGGCATAGGTAAGACCAAGGAACTGGCTAGTGGGGCTGGTAAAAGACTTTTGGCCTGTAATGACTTGGCTGTCTGAGATTGTGACAATGCCAGCGCCAGTTAAAGAGGTAGAGCCAGTGCCACCATTGGCCACAGGAAGCGCCGTTCCGCTGTAGGTAATAGCGATAGTGCCCGCCGTGGTGATCGGCACGCCAGAGACGCTTAAAAACGAAGGGACTGTGGCGTCAACGCTAGTGACTGTGCCTACTCCAATAGCAGCAGGGGGTGCATTGTTAAAATAGTCAGGCGCCGACACCAAAGACGTTGGCGCGGCATTACTAAAATAGTCTGGCGAAGAAATCGGCTGCACTGGCGGCGTTAGGCCAAAGGCTTGTGCCAAGGCCAGTTCAACCAAGTTCTGATGTGATGGTGGGCCAACTTGGATGTCGTCCAGCGTAATCTGGTTGTTGCCACTACCAGTCAGCGTGAACAAATTTAAAAGAAAGCGATACCATTCACGCGAAATCAAGCCCGTGTTGGGGTCAATGAAAGGAACCCGTAAGGCGGGGATTTGCGTGACATTAAGCATTGGTTGCGCTCGCGTGTAGTTCAGCGCCCATAATAGCAATTTGGATTGGGTCAGTGCCTGACAACTCGTAGACCCTGTCGCGCAGTTTCAATGTCATGCCAAGGCGACGCCAAAAGATACGAGTGCCGTAAGCACCCACGGCGCCACCGCTAGACCAATGTTCGTTTGACCATGTGTGGCCACCGTCATCTGACCAACGCAGCATGAACTCAGGCGCTTTGTTAACTGTTGCCGAGCCTGCGGTTTCGTCAATCAAATACTCATCATTTTCAGTAATCAGTAAGTCGCCCGACTCAGTAGTTAGGTATTGAGCAATGATCGACGCAGTGCCAACTAAATAGTGACCAGCCTGCGCGTCAAGTTGCAAAGTGTGGTGCGCTGAACGGTTTAGGTTGTTTTGCCCTGTCGGTAGCGCACGCCATGAGCGTAGCCACTTTTGAATCTGACCATCGTCTGAGTAAACATCAAGGTCAAACGCATAGATGTTGCCGTTGGCGTAGTCGCCCACAACGACTTCGCTGTTAAACGCCATCTGGCAGTTTGACCAGTGACGTGTGAAGTAACCGTTGTCAAAGCCAGCACGCTCATGCCAAGCCTGAGTAGCCACATCGTACACCCAAGTGGCGTTGGCTGATGGGAAAGTCAGCACATAAAAGGCGTGGCCGTCTTGTTGGTATGTGTAAGCAATTGCGTCAGAGATGTTGCCGTACTCTTGAATCTGCCATTCAATCGCATGGGTAGAAACCCTAACACCCGTATAACCATTAGCACGATAAACAATACCACGGCCACGGGCATCAGCACCAAGCCAAAACAGACCGTTATCCAGTTTTGCAACCGAGTAGGGGGCTATGCAACCGATCTCGTTAAATGCGCCTTGGATGCGTTGTAATGGGAAGTCAGGCGTGCCTGCGTCGTACCAAACTTCAACCGAGTTAGTTCCAAACAGCCAAGCCTCGCGGTGATCAACAATCAACGCCACCAAGCCGTCTGGCGCACCTTCAGCGCTTGCAAAGTCAAGCGGGTCAACGGATGTGCCGTCCAACAAAGAAGTCACCCAAATTTGTTGGCTGTCAGGTGGATTAAAAACAAAGTAGCCGTCTAGATAACCCACGGTCACAGCGCCTGGGAAGTCTGGGTCAGAAATCTGCACAAACTGGCCAGTCTGCGTGTTGTAGATAAAACCGCTTGGGTTGCAAGCAATAAAAATCTGAACACCATTGTCAGACATACTGACAGGGCCTGTGCCATTAACCGTGCCAAGCGCGGTGTATGTCCAGTCTTTGTTGATCTGATAAAACGTCTGGTCAGACACAGCGTAACCGTATTCGCCAAGTGTCCACAGACCGCGAACAGGGCCAGAGCCTACAGTGGCCAGTTTACGAAGGCCAGGCGCTCGTTGAAGGTACGCCGCCTCTTTGCCGCCTTCGGGAATAGCCTCGGGGAACAGATTCACCATGCGGTTGTCGGCAGCGTTGACGCTGCGTGCAACGTAACTGCTGCCAAGAATCGGCGTCTTCATTAGTAGTTACCCGCATAGATGTTGAAGCGCTGGCGGTTGGCCACCAAAGCGTAGGGCAGTGCCATCACATCGTCTGGGTTGTTGATGCGCTTCAAATTACGCTTAGAAGTCATGGCGATGCGCTGCACTTGTGGGCTTGGCTCAACGCCAAACTCAGGAGCAAATTCCATGGCCAAGTTGTAGGTGAAGGCACGCAGATAGCCAGGCGGGAAGTTCAGTTGCGTGTCAAGCGTTGCGGGTTGCGTCAACTCTTGCACAGAGATAAAATGCCACTCAAGCGTTTGAGTAGGCATTGGGTAAACATACATTTCCGCATTTGGGTATGTCATGTTTACAAAGATAACTTGCGGGAATGTCGATGTGACATTCTTAACAGCAATACCGTCGTACTGCTGTTGATTGATAAATTTGATACCGTAAGAAACGCCGCTTGGCGCTTTGAAATATGTCGCGTCGTCAAACAACACGGGGCGGTTGCCGACAAAGTCACCAGTTGGGCCAAGCGTGCGCTTGATCTGGCTTGATGGCCAGTTAAAAACTTGATCTTGAGTGCAGAACACAGACAAACGCTCTGTGTTCCACGACTCAATCATCTGGTTCATCGCCATCAAAGCGTCGTTGGACATGGATGCGGAAGGCGTCTCGCCTTCGGCCAGTATACCTAGCAGTCGCAATGCTCGGTTGATTTGCTCGCCAGCGGTATACGTTGCCATGTTCAAACTCCTTCGATTGTTTCCTCTACCGGCTTAGACCGGCGGCGCTTAATCTCCAACGTGTTCACCACGGGAGCCGCTTGTTCAGGCGTGTCTGGATTGTAGCGCGTCCAGCCATTTCTTTCATCTGCTTCGGCCTCAAGTTCCATGGTGGCAACTTTAGCGCCGTGAACAGGGTGAATCATTGTAATGTTCATATTAGGAAGGGGGTGATTAGCCCCCTTTGGTTTAGCTTTCGCCGTGGATAACGCAGAAGTTAATAACAACAGCTTCAGACAGCGTGCCGCCTGAAATGTTGCGCAATGTGATGCTGACAGAGCCTGTTGCCAATGAATTGGCAAACACGTTGTAAGAACCGGCAGTCGCTTGACCACCAGAAATTGTCAAAATCACAGTGTCGTTAGCGCTAATAGCGCTGTTGTTCAAAGTGAATGTAGCGTTAGTGGCGGTTGCCAAAGACGCATTATTCATTGTGATGCGGCCCATAGACTTGTTCAGCGTGACCGCTGTTGACTTGTCTGTAGCCTGCGTCACAGTGCCTTGAGCCGCAGCAGCGTAGCCGATTTCATCGGTTGCGTACATTGTGCTGAATTCGGGATCCAGATATGCAACGCCGGTAGCTTTGGTATTTGACATAGTTTTTCCTTAAAAATAGGGGCCGAAGCCCCTTTGGGATTAGGAAATGCGGTATGCAGTCCAAGCACCGTCGCCGGTTTTACGGGCGCGGAAGTGAGCAGAAGTAGACAGGGCAACAGCGGCAGCGCCGACAATTGTCCAGCCAGTGCCAACTGCCAGCGTAACAGCATCTGCGCCGTCAGTATTGACGACGAAGAAGTCGAACGCTGCGTTAACTTTCTGAGCGCTGCTGATGCTTGCTTCCAAGTCAGCAACTGTAGGCAAAGTCAAGTTGCCGGCAGTGCCGTTGAAAGTAAACAAACCATTTGCCAACTGAGCCGCTGTAGCGGTAGCGGCAGCAGTCAACGCTGTAGGAGCGCCTTGCACGAACAGTTGTGCTTCACCGACGTTACCGTCGCCGAGTTGATAACCGCCTGCACCATTAGGTAATGCCATGATAATTTTCCTTTAAAAGAATTACTAATTAACCCCAGAGGCGGCAGGCCATCTGTGGACGAATGGCGCTGTAGCCATACAAAACGTCGATACGGCAAGGCATACGATCGTTGTTGATGTCGTACTGACGAACAACGCGCAAGCTGATACCGTTGTGAACAGCGCGGGCAGCCATGTCAACACCTTGAGGCAACAACAAGTCAGCGGTCGCAAATGTGATCGCATCTTTGTGGTAAACCAAGTTTTGAGCGTATTGGCTGGATGCTGCACCAACGAACACAACAGCTTTGCCAGAAGCAGGGAAGCTGTCCACAGTTGCCAAGGCATTTGCAGAAGTGTAGATAGGAGCAACAGTGATGTTACCTTCGCCGCTTGAACCCAAAGTCACGTTTGCAGTAGCAACGAACTGGAACAAAGAGCCAGTAGATTCACGAGTCTGTGGGTTGACAGCATAGCAGTCAGCCACGGTGAACACATCGCCAATCTTCACAGTGCCAGCGTTACCAGCGCCAGTGATAGCGATAGTTGTAGCGCCTTGTGTAGACACAGAAGCAGACAAAGTGCCGCCAGTAGCAGTGCGTGAGCCAGTTGTGAACTGCTTGATAGACTGAGACATGTTGACTTCGTCAAAGCCCAACACACCAGTGCCCATCATGCCGTTCTTGAACTGCTTGCTGATGGTGTCTGTAGGATTGAACAGACCCTTCATGCCTTCAACCAAACCAGCGTTAGCGGCTGGGTTGACGGTGGCGTAACGGGGGTTCATCACAGCGGCGTTTTCGTTCAGCTTCTGCTGGGCTTGGAGCAAGACCAAAGAAGTAGAAGGAGTTGTGCCAGGTGTGCCGACAGAGTTACCAATGTTGAGGTAAGCGTTAGCCACATCAGCGTCGATAGAAGATGCCAACTGGCTGATACGAGGCTTCAACACACGCTCTGCGAAGTCATCCAATTGCATGGTCAATTCAGCAGATGTGAAGTTGACACCGATGTGCTTTTGGCTGGCAACGGTCAAAGTGGTGAACTGTTCGTTGTCGTCTTGAACTTGCAAGGCAGCACCGTCAGTTACCAAAGCGCGGTCGGGTAAACGGATACGCAGTGTGGAGCCAATTTTAGCGCCTTCAACTGCGAAAGAATCGTCATATTGACGGTTCACGTTACGGGTGATCACAAGGTTGTTTTCAAGGATCTCTAAAGCCTTCCTTGTGATCATGTCAATCGTCAGAATACTGTTACTCATGATAGTTTCCTATTTAAAAAAGTTCAAACATTTTGATGAGGACAAACGCCACCGTTCTTGTGTTTGCCAACTTGACAGTTCATACATAATACTTGATAACCATTTGGAAAGTTGTTCTTGCGAAGCCAGTTGTAGAAAGCAGAGCCGCCACCACTGTATTTGCCTGATTTTCTTTCTTCAGCACCATTATTATTTATATGGTCAATTGACAAAAACATTCGTTCTTTCTCGTTACAGCAACTACATATATAACCGCCATAGGCGCTATAAACTTCATCTCTGCACCGGTCTTGATTACGCTTGGTTTTTTCAGATTCAGCAGCCCGTAATGCAGCTACTTCTTCTGGCGTTCCATTTGCAATCTTCCGGTTACGGTGTTCACGTTTATGCTCACGGTCTTTTTCCCGATTTGCATTACGCCAATCCCGCATACGCTGATTGAACTTTTCCCGATTTCGTTCTCTATATCTAGCAGCAGCTTCCCTGTTACGTTGCCGTTTCAGTTCTTCAACTGTTAAATCTAAATTGTCACTCCTCATTTTTGTTCTCCTAATTTCAGGTAATCATCTTACCCGATTTTAGGAGAGTTAGCGGAGACGCTGTTGGGCTTCCCACTTTTTCATCTGTCTGGCACGTTCGGCTTCAATCCACTGCGAATCGGTCATGGTCTTGGTAGACCGTGGATCCGTGGTGTCATAGGCCGACACTCCTGCGGAGCGTGCTGTGACGGGTGAAATCGGCGGGGGAGCCGACGTTGTTTTCTTGACTGGAGGGTTAGAGTCCAATTTGGCCTCAATCTTCCCAATCTCTTTTGCCTGCAAAATAGGCGATAAACGAGCGATTCGTTCCGCTTCTTTGATGTTGGTTCCGAGGTAGTATGCTACATCGGGGCCAATCTCAGAGTTTTGGATCGTCTCGGCCATCACGCTTGTAATTGGCACTTTGGGGTTGTAGGCGACTTGTTCAAAGTCATCATACTTGTCCCGCGCTGCTTCTTCACGGTCGTGATACTGCTCTAAGACTTCGGCTTGCTGCTTTGCCGCTTCGCGTCTGGCGATCAGTTCTTCTGCCTTTTGCAAGGTCAGTGCATCGGGGGTGTCCT